GAGAACTGCGCTAGCCGTAAGAATGGTATCAACGGTCAATACGCTGCCCCATAAGAGCGCAATCGTATTACCGAACGCCTTTGGAGCATCGGCATCAGCGCCCAGGTTGTTGCCATAAGCGTCAATCGTGGTGCCATCGCCCATGTCCATTTCCATGTCGGCATCGTTATTAACGATCACACCGCCCATGAACCGATAACCCTTGGGCATGGACAACAATTGTAGTGAGTCGGGCGAAGCCGCGACCATCGCAACTGTTAGCGTCTTGGAAAACCACCATTTCTGAGATGAGCCGCGATCCACTGCCGGATTGAGCACCGGCGGGGAAGCGAGAGCGTTAGTAAGCTGATCGGATTTGTAAACGATAGCTGCAGCCATTTTTTATACCTCTCTTTTGTTTCGTTGCTTACGCCACGGTGTTCTTCGCGTTGGCGATGACGACTCTTACTTCCTCCATCCGTACCGCGCCGCAACCGATGCGCAGATGCGGACGCCAGTTGTAGTTAAACCCAGGATCTTGAGCCAAGTTGAATTCAAAATCCTGCGGCATGGTGAATTTCATACCGTCGCGCTGCCAACCCACTACGCCGAAGGTTGACGCCTCTGAGCCAGCCGCTAACCGCTCGCTATGCACCACTGTAAAGCCCAGGTAGTTCACCACTTCACCTGACACCAAGCCTTTACTCGTCGACTGATCGATGGTCAGCAAAGGATTTGTCAGCGTTGTGCTGATCGCGGTCGGCTGGAGCAGGTTGATAAGATCGCGTGAACGCGCCGCAAGGTAACGGCCCTCTTGAGGAACCTCGGCGGCATCTAACAGCCGCTTGATTTCCAGCCATTTGACCAGCGAGAACCATAGCGGGGTTTCAAACGCCTGTAGGATGCGTTGGCCGGCTGGAAAACTGACAAGCGTGGTGCCGTCCTTGCCGCTCTTAGCGTCTGCCGAGAAGGCGGCAATGATCTGGTCGTCGATCTTGCGCCCTGCGCCCATGCGCGCGTCACGACTGTAATTGCTTTCGGGGTCGGCAAGAGTTTTCAGCTTGTCGATCTTGTCGATGAGCGTTGACCAAACGAACGTGTCCCAGGTCACATAGCGCCGGGTGTGGTCCATTTCGACAAACGGGGTTGGTTGGAAGCGGCTGGTGAGCGCAACCATATCGGTTGCGGCCAGACGCTCGAAGAATCCGCCCTCAAGAACATCATCATCGCGATCGATGCAGTTGATTAAGCGGGATTCTTGTTGCTGAGAGAGAAAGTAAACGTTCTCGCGGAACGTTTGACCGTACCATTGAGTTTGTGATTCAGCCAATGTCTTGCCCTCGTAGCGCGTCAGAGCGCGCAGCGTTGGCAATCTAGTTTTGAGTAGCCGGACTGAGCCGGGTCGCTACAAGAATGCTCTTGCCTCTAAGGTTGAGGCGTAGCCACCCGTTGGTTAGCCTTGGGTCTCGGGTCGCGAGTGGCCAAGGCTTTTGGTGAGATTAACTAAGCGGGGTCCGGTGAGGGAGTAGCCCGAATGAAAGCACACAACGCCGCCGTCGATCTGTACCGATCTTGAACCACTGAAGGAACTAGCGCGCCCATACCTGTCTTACGCGAAGGCAGGGAAGATTCGAGCGTGCAAGACGGCCTCGGACCATTGACGGCGGAGTTCTGTGCTTTGCTCATGAATTTGCCGTTACTGGTATCTGACTAACATCTTCAATATCCACTCGCGACGGCCCAAGCTGTGCCACGGCGACGGATTGAATTATAGAATATTCGTGACCGCACGAGCATTGATACCACAAAACCACTCGATTAGCTTCCTTGCCGCTTTTCTCTTCACGCTTGAAATAATGCGTGGTGAGTTTGCCGCGGCCGTGGTCACGGTTACGGCATGGATAGGATCTTATATTCATCCCTGCAGCGCCCTTAACTTCTGGTTGATCTGATTCATTTCATCGACCAGCGGCTGGCGAATCGCCTTCTGGTGGTCGGTGTAACGCTTGTCGCTGAATATCTCAGCCTTGCGTGATTCGAGCTGGCCCTTGGTCTGCCCGCCTGCGTTACCGTCCTTAACGGTGTCAATCGCGCTACCCTCGCGCAATCCGGCGCCAGCCTCGGCAATGGCGTCAAACACTTTCATGCGCGCTGCTTTCGGCAGTGAATCAAAGGCGGCGGCGGTCTCATCGTCTTTAACGAACTTGCGCACAAACCTATCAAAGCTGTCCATGTTCTTCTGATAGTCCGCGCCCCAATGTTCCTTCTGATTCGCCTCATGCTGCTCGGGCGTGAGCGACGGCTCGATGCCGGCGGTTAGCTTGGGCAACACATCATTCGTCCAGTAATCCGCTATTACCTGCGCCTGCTTGGGCGTGAAGCCGTTAGGATGAGCAACCTTGCTCAAGAACTCATTGACGAACGTTGAATCAGCATCCTTGGCGAGATTGAGCTTGTATTCTTCCGGCTTATCAGGCACGCCCATGCGCTTGTTGAAGGCCGCTATCTCTTCCGGCTTGGCATCAGGCCCAGGGATACGCGGGTTAGCGCCGCGATACTTTACGAGCTCGGCGTGAGCCTTGTAGGCGTCGGCTGGCGTCTTGTAGTTCTCCCAGAACTTCTCACTGCGGACTTCCTCAGGGATCTGGTTGCGCCACTCGTTGCCGTCCGCAATGTTGGCGTTGTTGTGGGCAACGGCGCTCTTTAAGTCGGGCGATATTACGCCGTCACTGTGAAATTCTTGGGATGCTTCAGCCATGATTCAACCTTTCAATCAAACGCCCTATTATCCGGAATATGATCAAATAACTTTGCGTGCTCCGGGCACAAATCAATTGATGCCATGTTTCTATCCGGGCGAGATAAGCCGATCCAACCCGATTGCGGGCTGGCATGGTAGCAGCACAGCCCAAGTAATCGCACTTAACGATAATTTGTTGGCTCAACTTTCCTCCGGCACAACGATCTCATTAACGTCATACCTGTCATCTTCCTTGTGCGTGATCACCCTTGGCTTCTTAAATTCGCGCTTGCCCTGGCCGACTAGCACAAGGTTCTCAATCTTCAGGTAAGCGTCATGAAGCGCGCACGCCGCGGCCATGACCAGCGGATCGCGATTAAGCAACGGCGTGTCCATCCATTGAGCGCGTAGGTGCTTTAGTACCTCTTCGCCTTCGGGCGTGCCAAAGGTGTTCTTGTATTGCTCCGCCCGGCGCTGCTTGATGTCGATTACCGGGGCTTTCTTTGCGGTGCTAGCCATTGGTTTTCTTCTCAGCCGCTTCAATTCCCCACGCTATGACATCACTCAACCCACCGTGGCGAACAAAAAAGTCCTCGCCTTCGGCTGGCCCTGTCAGGTGCAGGCTAAAACTGTTTTCAACTTCGCTATAGTGCAAATCAAAGCACAGCCCATTCTCCCTACAGAATTTGACTAACACTTCGATGTTCATGCTATCTCCAAACTACAAAGCCCCTTGCTAATTCCCTTCTCGATAATCGCCCGCGTTTCCATGTCGCTGTCTTTACTGCAAACGTGCAAGCCCGGATGATGCTCCACGCCTTCACGGTCGATCATTTTGATTGGCATACCGTCATAGCGTTGGGCGTAGACCATACATTGCGTGCCGTTGGGGGCGCCCGCGAATAGCGTCACGCTCAGGTTGGCGCAGTGAAGCGAGCCATCATGGCTGAAGCAGCAGATTCCGCAGAGATTGCACTCGCCTTTAAGTTTCATAACTTCAAGTTGCACACAGCTTTATAAACCGCATCGGCAAGTTCGCTGTCAGCAGTCACCCACTTAGACACTTCCGCCCTAGCTGCCAACGCTGCTTTGAATAAGAGATCAGGGATGGTGTCGTCTTTCTTGTCACCGTCAATTACGGTATTCAATACCATGATTGAATGCTCGGGACATAAATCAATAGCGTTCAAATCTGTTTTAGTGCGAAATAAGCGAATCCAGCCATCCCCGTCCCGATGCTTCATCAAGCAATGCTTAAAATCGCATTCTACCCAATTGAACTTACTCATACCCCCGCCACCCCAGGCCCAGGCACAAGCCCATTTTGCGGCACGGTGGCAAACGCTTCGCTGAAGCTCTTAGCGCCCGCGCCCAAGTCCTTAGCTTCAGCGGGTAGCGCCTTCAACGCATTGGCCGCCGCACGTTCCTTGCGCTTCGCGTCAATCGCTTTCTTAGGCCGCTGCGCCGCCTTGGGATAGCCAAGGATCTCAATGGCTATCTCCATTTCCTTGTCATCATCAAAGTTGTCGAACACGTCCAGCGAGCCCGTAGCCGATGCGATACGCTCGGCAATGGTACGGGTCTTGAGTATTGCTTCGATCTGCACACCACGTTGAGCCCTGGCTAGCGGCCCTTCATAGCGCGGCACTGGTTTACGCTCCTTCAGCACAGCAGGCACGTCAGGGAAGGCACCTGCGGCCATCAGCCCGGTCCAGGCGCGCATTACCATGCGGTTGCCGTCCTCACTCTCCCACCTGCCCAGCGTTGGCCCCATCAAGCGGTTAAGGATTTCAATGCGCTGGATTACCTCTTCTGCGGTCATCTGCCGGCCAGTAGGAAGCTGCAAGTCATCATGGAAAAAGTTATCGTTGATCTCTTTGCGCAAGTCCTCTTCCATGATGTCGGCAACCCGGATGTCAGAACCGTCAAATATGGGTTCAAATCGAGCGTTAGGGCGCAAATAGGTGACTCCACCCGGTGTCAAGTCGATGTCGCCTACTACACCGTCATCATCTGCCCGCATTGGTTTACGGATCGACATACCAGCAGCATCAAGCTTTTGCTCTCGTGTCTTATTGAGCGACTTCAAATCTGGCAGCGAATCAGCCGCCGGGCCGCTCCCGTACACGTCGCCGCTGGCCTTGTCCCAACGCGCTACCATGTAGG